AGAAGTCGCCTCAAGTTTGTCACGCTCATCCTTCTCATCCTGTTCCTGTATAGCACGCATTCGTCCAACAGTGAAAACACTATCAGAAGGAAAAGCCACGCGAGAATTGACAAAACGAGCATTGACAACAATCTGCGCAGTTTGGGAAGTTCCATCTGAATCAGCAAGAGGTACCAAAACAGTAATATAAAAAGTACCCATTTCAGCACTGGCATAACGAGATAAATCCAACCAATTTTGAACATGGATAAAAGGAACTCGAAATACACAAGATTCAGATGAAGAAGCAGAAATAATTCTATGTAATCCACCAGATAATGAATAAACGTCAGTAGGTAAAGGTACAGTAATAAGAGAGCTAGAATCAAGAGTATAGTACGTTCGAAAAGGCACATATGCAACTTGAAGTTTTCCCATTAATTGCATCATTGCAGTAATTTTAACAGTAAGCTCAATATCTGCAGCTAAATATCTCCAAAAAGTTAAACGATTAGTGATAAAAGCCAAATTAAATAACTCATTAGGAAAATCATATGAAACAATTTGAGTACCAGAAGCTTGTGCAGTAGTCCAATTCTTCTGGTCAATCAATTGTGATCTTTCAAAATTATCATCCAAGTGATGAGTCATAAGAGGAGCAGACGCATAAGGCGCCTGCATATTAGGTAATGTATCAGTGTGATGCACTTGCCCAATATCTTCATCAGTTCCTAAGACATGATGGTTAGTAGTTGGTACTTCAACAGAAGCACGATCATTTGTTCTCATTTGTTCAGCTTTACTATTTATTTCAATAGGCCATTTAACGCGACCCGACGTTGCTTCAAGATAATTACCAGCTTCGTAAAAATCTCGACGGTAACATGTATACGCTTTTTTGCAGCGTCGAATGCCATTATACAGTTCGGGCATTCTAATTTTGACAGCATTAAGATATTTAGCACTGTATTCTTCAAAAACTGCACGTGGATGATGTGAAAGTTCTAAAAAGAAAGTCTCAGCTGTCGACAACATTACAGTGTCATGGTCTGCTCCTTTGCGCCACCAATAAGTGGATTCGATAATTGTTCGCAATTCAAGAGGAGCTCGATAAATACCACAATCTAAACGAAAAGATCGACCAAGAAAGGTAATGGTTTCCAGAGTATCAAAAGTATCAGATGTAGCTTTTGAACAATGAGTGTAAACCATACCAAAACGTTTAAGAATATAAGGAGTAAAATCACTTGTCCTAATTCCTTCACGTAAAATAGCCAATAAATTATCATCACCATAATTAAACTGAACAAAGTCAGAAAACTTTAATTCAAGATCAAAAATGGCAACTGTGGTCATAATGATAAAATTCATAATAGAATTATACACAGCTGTAATAGGATTTCCGGATGGATTAGATCCAATAGTTTGAAAAATCTTATCAAAGCATATATGTTTAGTGTAAATAACATGATGCATTAACAAAGTTCTAATTTTAGCATTCTCAATTCCATCATTATACCATTCATTCACAAATCGCAAAAAGGCTTCTGCTAACATGACAGGAATAGTACCATCATAATTAGTAAAATCTCCAGCAACAATAGAACCATTCTTACTCTTTAGTAACATATATAAATATGTCCATTCTAAAGAATGAGCATTAATTCCAACACTAACGGTTTTCTTCCATGGCCTGATTGGACACTAGCTACAAAATCACCAAAATATCGTCTCATCAAAAACAAATAATGAATTGGACATCCCTGAAATAAACGAGCATTTTTCCCAATAGGACGTGTTTCATCCTTCAATAAATCTTGGAAAATAACTTCAATCTGTTTACCTTCTTTTAAATCATCTTCACATTGTTGTAGATACTTTAAAAATTCTGGATTAAATTCATGTTTAAGTTTTTTTGCATCATAATGTACATAAGGAGATTTTCCTTTCTTTCTAGATAAACAATAGGGATATCCAGCAGATGTGCTTAAACATACAGATTTGATATCTTTATCTGACATTCCTTCTAAAGCTTCTTGAAAACTCAAAAGGTGAGATTTTGTAGGTTTTTCATAAGTTTCGTGTAATAATTCAAAAATATATTCAGGAATAGGAGGAAATTCTTTAACTTCTTGATTTAATTTAGACATACCTTTAAACATAGGATTTACTTCAATACCATCTAAATTAATATAATTAGTTAAACTAGCAGGAACATAAAATGGAGTACTGTCCCATGCATACATATCTGATTTTTGTATTCTAGATAAAGTCGGGGGAAAATAAGCTTCTTCAATTGGAACTGTTCTCAAAATTTTCATAGGAATATTAATATCTCGAGCAGTAGGAATCATCTTATCTTTACCAGGCACAAATCCATAAGGTAACAAAAACTCATCAATTCCTTCTTTAGTAACAGGAGTAGCTACACCATACGTTATGTCCTTGTCTCTGGCACATTGCATACCAATCAACATTGGTCTACCTTGATCACCTTTGATACAAACTGGACTTCCTGATTCTCCCATACAAATGTGTGCATAATAATAAATAGGGTATTCAAATATAAAATTTTCATTATAATCCATATAATTATCATTATGCATATCTTCGGCTTTATTCAAACTCTTAATATTGGGAGAAAGATCTTCATTTTTACCAACTAGTTTCATAGGAGTTCCGCTAGGTATAGGTCGAATATCAGCTTCAGATGGGATATAACCATATAATGCAGGAGGTAAGTTTATTCCTTCAAGCTTAAAGAAAATTTGGTCAGAATCTCCACATTGATAAAATGTAGGCATTTTCTTAACACACTTATAACCTTCCCATCGAAGAATAATTTTTGGATCTTTTCCTTCATAAAATCGGTAAAAAGCATGAGCAACAGTACTAAACCATCCATCTTTAATATGGTAAGCAGTACAAGTTTGTGCTTTACGTTCACCATTATCATCCAAAGAACCAACAGTCATTTCAACTACACCTTTGGATATATGTTTCACTAATGAATCCATATAATTTGTATCTCCAGATGTAGCTTCAATTTCATTATCACTTAAAGAATCTTCTTCAATTAAATCTAGAGGAGAATCAACTTTGCTTGTAGATTGGAGTGGTTTTACAACTTTAACACGTGAAGCAGCAGCACCAGCATCAGCTCTCTTTCCAGCACGACGAGAACGAACTCCTCGTTTGTTCTTGCGATTATCAGGTGAAGTTCCTTCAACAGTTTCATTTGCCATAGGATCAACTTGTTCGCCCATATAACAACTAAAATACATAGCTAAACCAAGAATAGTAGTCATACCTAAAATAATGCTTGCATAAAAC